GGTTCCGCAAATCCAATACACGCAACGTTTTGGCACGATGATATTTGTGCATCCGGACTATGCACCAAGGGTTCTTTATTACGAGAACGGTGTTTTCAAAATTAAAAGTTTCGCATTTTCAAGATCGCCAGATACCGGGAATTTGCAAATACCTTTTATGCGTTTTGAAGATTCCGAAAATGTAACGATAACCATTACAAATTCTGGTGGCGTTACACACTTTACCGCAAGTGAAGATTTTTGGACGGAAAATAACGTGGGCGGATATTTGTCCGCTATCGGCAAAACTTGGTTGGTAAATTCGTATATAAGTGCCACAGATATAACCGTAACATGTACCGGCACATATACATTGCCAAATGACCCCGTGTCTGATTGGCAAGAGGCCGCATTTAGTCCGCGTCGTGGTTGGCCGTCATCAATAACTTTTCACCAAGATAGGTTAGTTTTTGGTGGTGCGAAATCATGGCCTGGGGGAATATGGATGTCGCATGTTGGGGGGCACGGAAATTTCGACCTGGGGACTGGATTGGATGACGAAGCAATATTTTTTACGCTTTTGTCCGACCGCAGACAACATGTTTGCACACTGGTCAGCAGCGATAACCTGCAAATACTTACATCCGAAGGCGAATGGGCGGTTTCCAATAAACCACTTACCCCCGAATTAGTTAACATAAAAATGCACACATCGATTGGCAGTCCCGCCGATAAATACCTTGCGCCACAACAGGTCGAAGGTGAAACGATATTCGTTTCCAAGAACAATGATATCAGACAACTTTGCCTTGATAATTTGGGTGAAAATTATAATGCCAATAATTTAAGTGCCTTTGCAAAACATCTGATAACAAATCCAATCGACATTTCTTATAACAAAAATACCAAGAAACTTTTTGTTGTTATGTCTGATGGAAATATGGCGGTGTTGAATTACGATGTGTCGCATGGAATATCTGCATGGGGGCGTTACACCACAGATGGAAAATTCACATCAACCACGACATGTGATGATAAAACATTTGTCGTTGTAAAACGTGGCAACGATTTCTTTCTTGAACGATTCGATGATTCAGAATTTGTTGATGCGACCAGTCATACATATACCGCAACGGCGTACGGATTACCGCTTTTAACATCGGGTCACAATGCCAAATACATCAGAATCACGAAAATAACAGTTCGTGTTTACAACACCAAGACATTGCTTATTAACGATGAACGCGTGGTTTTGCCAAATGAAATTTATGATGCTGATTCGCCGGGATTTACGGGTGACGCATCAATAAATGTTTTGGGAACAAGTGCGGATTTAGTCGATGCGCCTTGGAAAATTTCTACGACGGACAGTTTGCCGTTAAAGATATTGTCGGTGACAATATACGGAAGATATCAAATCTAAATAAACAAGAGGTATAAAAATGGGACAAATCATTTCAGATGTGACGGACATTTTAAACTATAAAGAAAATAAAAACGCAGCGGAAAAAAATAAAAAGAAAATTTTGGCAGATATCGCATCGGACGAAGCCGAAAAAGAAAATATCGTGAAAAAAGTGCTTGCTTCGCAACGTGCAAAATACGGCGCATCCGGTATGTCTGGCAACGGAATCACAGAAAAAAATGTGATGACCAGGTTGCAACAAGAAGCCGAAACACCATACGAAAATAAAAAGAAAACAAACTTGAACAAATTAAATAACATCAGCGTAAAAAAGAAAAATATGCTGACATCGATTTTGGATCACCTTGATAAATTGGTTTGAAAACCATGAACCAATACAACGAATTTTTAGATTCTTGGAATCATGTGTTGGGATATGAAACACCGGCGCATCATCGCGAAATGATGAATTTTCTAACCGACATAATTGACGGAGATGTGCATCGTGGGTTGCTTATGGCTTTTCGCCATTCTGGGAAATCAACAATAGTCGGAATTTTCGCCGCGTGTGTTTTATATCGGCGACCGGAAACGCGCATTTTAATTTTGTCTGCGGAAACCCGACTTGCAACAAGGATGGTTATGCACATTCGCAATGTTCTGGAAAATCATCCTTGGTGCGCCGATATGATTCCGAAAAATAAACGCGAATGGGCGGAAAATAAAATAACCATAAATCGACCAATCGGAATTCGTGAACCATCGGTGGTCTGCCAAGGGGTGCATGGAAACATAACTGGTATGCGTGCTGATTTAATAATATGCGATGATGTGGAGGTTCCAAATACTTGCAATACAATAAAAAAACGTGACGGCCTGCGCGAAAGGTTGCGGGAACTGGATTTCATATTGTCGCCAAACGGGGCAATGATTTATATCGGAACGCCACACACATTGGACACAATATACCGAACAACCTAATTTACATCATGCGACGGCATAGAACTAAGCAGTCCGTGCAAACGGCGCAACAGTTCCCGTCCATCATTACCAAACATTGGCAGATATGTTTCATATTCAGGCATATCCACCTGCAGGTTCGCGCGCACGCGTTCCGTCACAGGGTGTGACAAAATATCATTTGCACCGTTCCACAAGCGATATGCGGTTGAAACGCGAACGATGTCGTCAAGTTTTCGTAACATCTCGGGGTTGTTTGATAATGCATTTTGTGTCATCAAAACCCAATCAGAACCAAATTTTTTAATAATCGGCGTGTCCATAAACCGGTTCATTCCTTCGGAACTTGGGTCGAACGAATCAACCGCGGCAGTAATTTGTTGCAGTTCATCAGGTGAAACATCAGAATTTGCCCCAGATTCAGCCATCATACCGCCATATGGCAGCAGTTCGTGAGCAATAGAATCCATCGGCGTTGTGCCATTGCGTAAATTTCTAATATGTTGAATCAACATTTGCCCGGTCGGCAAATCTTGCAATTCGCGTAAGATTTCATCGGTGGCTTCATCAACAAAAACGCGATTTACCGCGGCCCAGCCGCCGGCGATAACGTGTGCCTGGCGATACAGATTCAAAAGTTTTTGTGCGGTAACACTTGCCTTTGCTTTCATCCCGATTATTCCTCCCGTGGCGGTTTATTCGGTAATAACCATTATAACCTTGTGCATTGTTGGTGCAGAGATTTTTTCCTCTGGCGAAACCATTTGGCCATAAATTTTGCCTTTGGAATCCTTGCGCACGACGGCGATATTGGCGGAAGTTTTTTCTTCTGTTTTTAACGAATCGAAATCTTTATCTATGAACACGGCCAAATCACCCGGAACAACATTTGCCTTGGTATCGGCAAAAACATAAGATTTTTCAGGAATGAACCCACCCAAACGCTTTGAATTCGGAATAACCGCATACACACCGCGCCGCCCTTCAATGTTCGCCGGTGCCGCAATCATTTTCGAATCAGACCGAACAAAACTTATAACCTTGCCATCTGGCTTTCCGAACACAGGCACAAGTTTACGCCGCGCATTATCATAAAGTTTTGCGCCATACAAATGACCATGCATTTCATCCACCAAATCACCGGACGAATCACCGGGCACCAACACAGCCCGAACACGTTCCTTGGCCTTGTTCATCTGCTTCGTAAGTTCGCCGGATTTGTAAAGATCCGCGATTTTATCAAACAAACTTTCAACCGAATGCGCAAACGATTTGGCCAGTGGTTCGATTTCGTTTTTATAAACCTCGCGTTGGCCAACCTCTATCTTATGATAAACCGAAAGCGTCATGCCCGCATCTTTGGCCGCCTGGGCAATGGTTTTACCGGATTGCTGACGTATCTTGCGAAGCCCGGTGCCAAAAACCTTAAGCCCGCCGTCTTCGTTATCGTTCATACGACGGTTAATTTCGTTCTGCCATTTGGATGCGACTTCATCAGTATCTTTGATGAAAATGTCGGACAATTTGCAGCCCAAGATATTACAAATATTCAACAACTGTTTCTGATTAAGACGGCGCACGCCTTTTTCAATCTTGGAAACAGCGGACAGCGATAAATTTGAACGCCGTGCCAGTTCGGTCATCTTCATTCCCGCAGCAAGCCGTATGTTACGAATATTATTTGGAAAAATGATTTCTTCTTGGGCCATTTAAAAACTCCTTGTGTAAATCTTGACAAAATGATAAGGGATTTTTTAAACCAAGGCAAGAAAAAAGTGACATAGTGGTTAGTGTTAGTGATTAGTGGTTAGTAGATTCTGGAATTATTTCGCAATTACGGATTTATTCCAGAAAGCAAAGTTCCCCTCTAGAGAGGGGTGGCCACAGGCCGGGGTGTGGTCCACTAACCACTTACACTACCCACTTACACTAACCACTACTCAAATTCATCTGGGATTTCATCGATATCAATCGACATCGGTGCGTCTGTTGGTTCGGTCATCGGCGGAATATCATTTGTAAATTCGACCGTTCGCCCGGCCATTTCGTTCAGGTTATCAAACAAACTGTATTCCGCCAAGAACGCAACGGTGACCGTATCTGTTCGACCGTGACGATTCTTGCCGATGATAATGTCGGCCTTGCCTTTGGCCTTTTCAAGTCGGTTTTGCCACGAATCAACGGACTTTTCACTTGCCGTATTTGAAAGCCGGCGCGATGGATCGCGGTTTTGCAGATAGTATTCTTCACGATATGTGAACATAACAATATCGGCATCCTGTTCAATAGACCCAGATTCACGTAAATCGGCAAGTTGCGGGCGTTTGTCATCGCGATTTTCGACACTGCGCGACAATTGCGACAGGGCAATAACCGGAACACTAAATTCCTTGGCCATCATTTTAAGGCCGCGTGTGATTTCAGAAAGTTCCTGGACACGATTGTCACTGCGCTTGCCGCCCGGCAAAGTCAACAATTGCAAGTAATCGATAACAATAAGTGCGATGCCATTATACTTCCGCGCAAGACGCCGCACACGCGTGCGAATCATCGGCAAAGACATACCCGGTGTGTCGTCAATGAACAACGGAATACGCCCGATTGCATCGGAAAACTGCGCCATTTTAAGGAAATCTTCATCCGTTAGTGAACCTTCGCGCATGGCGGACGATGGAATTCGCGCCTGGGACGCCAAAACACGCGCCGCCAATTCAGACGCGCCCATTTCCAAACTGAAAAACGCGACCGCGCCCTTGTATTGCTCGTTCGCGCGCCCAGAATAAATTGCATTTGCGGCGTTGAACGCGATATTCATGGCCAGTGTGGTTTTACCCATACCCGGACGACCCGCGATAATAAGTAAATTTGATTTGTGCAAACCACTTATTGCGCGGTCCAAATCGGTAAGACCCGTGGTAAGTCCCGAAAGTTTTCCGTCGGCTTTGTATGCGATTTCTGCTTCACTCAATGCATCTTTTAACGCATTTGCAATCGGCACAACATCGCGTGATGCATCGCCGGTCATGGCAAGGTTGAACAGTTTTTGTTCTGCGGATTCAATCTGTGACGACACCGGGTTATCAAGGTCTTCGACAAACGCGGCATCGGTGACCGATTGTCCAAAATCGATAAGTTCACGCCGCACGGCGTTTTCGTGAACGATGCGCCCGTATTGTTCCACGTTTACGACGGTTGCACCGGCACTTGCCAATTGGCTAAGGTATTCAACACCGCCAACGGATTCAAGTGTCCCTTGCTGGTCAAGATAGTTTTTTGCCGTGATTATATCGAAAGGGATTCCGGCGGCAAATTGGCGCAGTGCAAGTTTATAAATTTCCTGGTGCGCGGGGTGTGAAAAATCTTCGGGCCGCAAGAATTCAGAAATTTTTTCGAGTGCGCGGTTCTTCATTAAAACCGCGGCCAACACGGCCTGTTCGGCCTCTAAATTCGTTGGCAAAGTTTTGGGAGTAAAGTCCATGTCAAACATAGTATACGAAAAAAATGTTTTTTCAACGCCTTTTTTATCGGGTTATTCGGAATTGAAAATTCCAATAATTGACAGTGACGGAAACCCGGCGTGGCCGGCGGTTTTCCCAATTGAAAAAATTGAAAAAATTCGTGAAACCGTCGGCGATCGACATTTTTCTGCGCAAATGATGCTGCAATACATCGCGCCAGATAAAATCCGCCTTGACCCTGGGGGGATAAAGTTTTATGACACGGACTTTGACCCGCATGGGGGCCGAATAGGGGAAACGCCGATAACCGGCGCGACAATATATTGGGACCCGTCGGGCGGCCGGCGAAATTCGGACAACAGTGTTTGTGTTATTATCTATCGTGATGAACGCACGCATCGCGCGTTTATCCATGATATGATTTACCTCTGCGTGCCGGACGGGGTTGAATACCCACTTGCATATCAATGCGAAAAAGTCCTGTCGTTTGTGCGTGCGCACCGGCAAAGAACACTCGCCCTTGAAACAAACGGAATCGGCGCGGCATTGCCGGAAATAATGCGTGAAACAGTTGCGCGCGCGGGTTATGAAATACAAATCCGTCCCATAACCAACAGTCGCCGCAAAGAAGACCGAATCTTGGACGCAATTGAACCGTTGCTGACGACCGGGCGACTTTACGCGCATCGGCGCATAACGAAAACCCCGTTTATCTCAGAAATGTTGGCATGGACACCGATTGGTGGCGGCGAACATGACGACGGATTGGACGCGGTCGCGGGTGCGATTTTATGTTCGCCCATACCGATACGCGCCATTGGAACAAACGTTCGCCCATTTGTCGCGAACACAGAATTCAAACTTTAACCAAAAGGAAAAAAAATGAAATATGACTTACAACAAATGTATTCACGTGCATTGGCTCTGCGCGAACCATGGGTTAAACGTTGGACCGATGCGCGCCGTTACACTATGCCGACAACCGATGAAGAAATCGCAACACTGTTTGATGGAACGGCGGCGGATGCGGCGGATAATTTGGCGGCGTGTATGTATTCATTACTAACCCCGCCGGAATCATTATGGCTGAACCTGATTCCGGAATCAAATGAATCGCCGGATGCAGTTGCGGCGACAATGGCATTACGTTCGAACCTAAACGAATCAAATTTTTATACGACGATTCATCAATGCTATCTTGACCTTGTGACAATGGGAACGGCGTGTTTGTTTATGTCTGAATCGCCAATCGGCGCGGCAAGTGCGTTTAACTTTACGGCAATCCCGATGACAGACATTGCGATTTTGCCGAACGCGGTATTCCACACAGCAACCATGACCGCCCAAGATGTCGCGCGCCGCTATCCCGAATGGACACCGCCGCGCGCAATCCTTGACGCGATGAAGCAAAATCCGGAATACCAATTGCGCCTTGTTCAGGCATTGGTGGATACCGAATTTACCGCATGGATAGATGTCGGTGGCAATCTTGAAAACAACATTGTGTCGCGTGGCACATTTGAAACGAATCCATACATCATATTCCGCTGGGCGTTGGCGAGTGGTGAACTGTACGGC